CGTATCCTTTGGTGAACAACACTGTGGCCTGCTGGGTGCTTTGGTACTGCAATGGCAAATAACCTGAGCCTCCAGTGATAACATCAACTGAAGTTACACCGCCGGTGCTGCTGATTCCGGTAGCAACTGCGGTAGCGCCCGCACCATCACCAAGAATTTGGACTTTGGGCACAGCAATATATCCTTGGCCAGGTTCAGTAACTGTGACGCCAGTGACCACACCTTGGGGTGTAACCTGTACCTGACCTTGAGCACCATAGCCCGGGCTGGTATTTAGAGCCATGCGCAACAATGGATAATATCCTGCAATGTTCCAATGTTGAGTGCTGCTTTCGGCAAAGTATTCCCAAGACTCTGTTACATCATACCAGATACTTTGATAGTTTTCGGCAGCTTGAAATTTGATTGTGCCAGTAAAGCAATCAAGATCAGCTTGCACAGTGGTCAATGTTTGTCCATTTGTGGGCATTTCACTGCTGTAAAATTCTGTTAACTGTGTGGTATTAACTGGCGGGGGTTGCAATGCCCAGTCTGGCCAATTGGTAGGTCCAGGTGTCAACTGCTGGGCCTTGCCATAGATATCAGGAATAGTGAGTTCACTGCTCATCAAGAATGTAGGCAACACACTATCTACAATATTGCAGTCTGCTCTTGCCTGACTGTTGGCATCGACGTAAACAGCTTCTACATAATTGCCTTGTGCTCGCTGTATGCTATAGCTGGCAGGTTCTGCAATGAGATCAATGGTGTCTGCGGTGTTTAGCACTACTTTGGCACGCCCGGTTGTGGGTGCCAAAATAGTCATTGTCTTTTCTACCAAGACCTGATCTCCGGTTTGGTTTAGCAGGCGGAAAACAAATTCGCTGCCTGTAATGTTGACAGGTTTTTCTTCTTGGTTGATAAACTCAAACAACAATACATTGTCAACGCCTTTGTTTACAGTTAAAGTTTTTGCGTACACTGGATTATACCTATAAGTGAAGTAGCCACCGCTGGTGTCAACTAACAAAACTTTGGTTATCTGTTGGTATAAGTAAACGGTGGTTGAATACATAAGAGCCTCGAACAATATTTATGGGTAATGATATCTTTACAAAACTAGCGGAAAAATATCCGTTTATAACACTGTGTATCTATGCCAACGAAGAATACGTGGGTATAATACAAAATAGAGATGATGCTGTCACAACTATCTACGACTTTGGAGCAGTGGTAAACCAGCAAGATAAAATGGATTTTTTAGAACTGGCCAATATTTGGTGGTGGGAAAGCAATCGCAGCATACCCATAAACATTTTTTTGAGAGGCGAGTGGGATCGATTCCGCGTTGTATTGCGAACGTTCAGCAACAAAGATCTAGAAATCCTACACGGCCCTGTGTGCAGTCTAACCGACATTAGCCGCAAAAAGACCAAACGAAAGTCAATTACTCTGGTACGTCGGCTTGATTGAGTAAATTCATGTGTAGTTTAACCAACATTGCATAAGAAATTGCATGTGACTTTTTGAACACAAATCCGCGACTTGAGTCGCCATCCCATACTGTTTGAAATACGTCTGACCATGGCTTGCGCTGTAAGTGCGACTTGCCCGGACGAATAACTGAAATAAACGCAGCCATTCTTGGTATACTATCTGGGCGCATTATCTTTAGTAAATCTGTGTAGTTTCCAACGTGAACCAATTGGCTGGACCAGGTAGAATCTTGCCACAATTTTGACCACGGGGGGTCAATTGATAGCAGTTGTTCATAGTGTTCAGGATCGCGTATCAACTGGTATACACTCATGTTAAGCAAATCAATCTTAAAGTAGCCCCGGCTTTCTGCTTCTTCGTAGTCCATGGCTGCACAACCATGCACAATATCTCTTGGAATTTCTGTTACATAGACACCCGAGTTATGACGTCGAGGCTTGCCATCCACTGTTTGTCGTGCAGGAACATGTTGTATCAATTCCAACAACCGCGCCCTGTCAGGCATGTCAATATCAATATCTGCACTCATTACCAACCTGCCTTTTCCAATATGTCTTTCACATACTCTTGATCTGCTCTATAGTCAGCAAACTTTTTCTGCCATATGTCCGAATCAATGTAGGGCCAAATCATTGCTAGTTGTTCTGAGTTTAGTTCCGACAAAAACTTTTGCCCTGATTCAGAATTGTAAATCACCCAAGTACTGATGCGCCCTGTGCTCACAGCATGGCACATACCGTTATGATTGCCATATCGCAAACAGTCATGTGGATTGGCTTCATTCTTTTCTGCCCAATCTATACCAAACTCAATTGCTCTAGCCAATGCATCATTGACATTTTCCACTCGCAAGTAGTCTAGTAGATATTCTGTGTACAGTTGATCACTCGCCCAGCGGTCAATCTTTTTGTTGTGCTTCAGCAACCATTCCAGGAATTGCTTTGGGTTTACTGTGCGAGTGTTTACACAGTAACGTCCAAACTTTGTAAATGCTCGGTAGTAGGGACTGTCACAAAAGTCGTCATAGGTCTTGAACTTGGCCGATCCTTGACTCATTTCATAGAAGCGCACATAGGCTTGGAAACCTAATTCAACACCGCGCTCACTGCGCTCTTGTCTGCGTTTCTTTTGCTCACAGACATGCACTGCTAAACTTGTTTCTCTAGCAAAGTCTTTGCGACAGTATTGGCAGGTAAACTTAGTCTTTGTCTCCATGTTGCTTGAGGAGGGCATTGATTTCTTTTTGGTCTGTGATTCTAGCAAGCAAGTCAATTTCGTCGTCTTTGTAATGCGGGTAAAGTTGTGCCAATTGTTTTCGCTTTGCTGATGCGCCTGTTTCTTTTTTCTTGGGAGCGATCCAATTGTGGCGCATTGAACCCATGTCTGGACTCACAGTGGTGGCCAGTAACCATTGTAGTTTGGGATGGCGGCTCAAGTCAAAGAAATGTTTGTTAAGACGTTCGTTGGTAGCAATAACATAAAACTCCTGCAGTTCCCTCGAACCTTCCACAGCCGAGCCCCAACGAATTATTAGAAACGTACTAAACTTTTTGCGCTCTTCGGGGGTTAAGTCGTCGTAGAATGATCTGACCTTGCGGTCAAACATTTTCATCTCGTTGGCAATGTTTAACTTGTCTGACATTTTTTTAAATTATACAGTACGAACAGTTGATCTAGCAAGTCTCGCATGGCCGGATCTGACTCGCACATTTGTAATACTTGATTTATTTCACTGCAATATTCGCGCATGGGTTGGCTTTTGTTGTCTGTCCAGCCCACTAACTCTCTTTTGGTCTTTCCAAATTCTCGAGCATAGATACGATTATCGTCACGTTCATAAATGTAAGTAGCGCCGGGGATCAGTGTTCCCATTAGTGATTCCTTTTTCCATCAAACACGCAATTGAATACCAGATTCAAATCGCCGTCGTTGATCACACGATGAAAAGCACCATCGGGAATCAACACAACATCTCCACTGGTCACACGAAACTTTTCTTCGTCGACTATCATCACGCCTGTGCCCTGTACAAAGAAATAAACTTCTTCTTGTCCTGCGTGACTGTGTCCACGAGTTGCTTGTCCACGATATAGACATGTACTTGACAGCACAAGATTTTTCAATGTCTTGTTGTCTTTGAGCAAATAGGTTTCGTTGTCTTTGACAATTTCACCACCAATATTGGATTCATTGTATTTTAGATTCATGTTGTTATTACCAGGCTTTGTTGTAGTCAACAATTTCACAATTTCGACTTACATCCTTTACAAAATAAACACAGTCAGGGTCGTCACCTTCTGTAATTGGAACTGCCAGCAGTTGCCCATTCTTTAGTTTGGGTGCATACCAGCTTACTTCGTGATACACATCCAAGATCTCAATGTTGAGAAAGCTGGGTCTAAAACTGGTCAGCGGGTTGAATTGAAATACTTTGAATCCACGATCATTGATTGAAGTCAAGGGCAGTACTTCAAGGTCCCCCACTTCTGGTTCTCCAATCAACACTTGCCAGTCCATGGGCATCTTGATAGTTTGTGTGCCTATGCGCAATACCAAAGCTGGGGAGTTAAAACTTTCAAGAAAGATCAAAGGAATAAAATGATAGTCGGGATCTGCAGGATTTGAATTATCCAGTATAGCGAAACGCATGTCATCTACTTCTTCAGGAAGATGATCCAAGTCGTAAGTTGTGTTATCTAGTGTAAGGATTTGCATTGTTATATTGTATAGATGTTGTACGCAAAAGTCAATTCCATTCAAGCTTTTCTT